TTAGGCCCGCTTTGCCTCTTTCTCGGCATCCGCGTCATGCACAATCTTCGGGCGTGGCCGGAACATGCCGGCCACGGCATCGACCCCGGCGCGCAGAGGCGAGTCCATCAAATGCGCATAGCGCAGGGTCGTCTGCATTTGGCTATGGCCAAGAAGCTTACCGATCATTTCCAGCGAAGCGCCGCCGCTGACCAAGAGCGAGGCGAATGTATGACGCAGGTCATGGATGCGCACATCCGGTAGGTCGGCCTCGCGCTGCACCATAACCCAGAACCGGCGAATTTCTTTGACGGGCTGGCCCGGCACGTCACCGGGAAAGAGCCAAGGATTGCCCTTGGGCACCACAAGCGCCCGCTGGCGCACGATCGCCGCAACATCGGCCGAGATCGGCACCCGGTGAATTTTGCGCTGCTTGGTGGTGGCTGCGGGCTTTGACCAGATCCCCAGCTCCAGATTGAATTGCTCGAACTGCGCCTGCCGCACCTCACCCACCCGCGACCCAGTGAGCATGCAGATGCGGATGATGCCGGCGGCGCGCTGATCCTCGGCCGCATCCAGCACTTCGGCCAGCCGGCCGATTTCTTCATGGGAGAGGAAGCGCTCGCGCGCCGTCTCGACGCGCTTTTTGAAGCCGGCAGCAGGATTGTCCGTGCGCCAGCCCCATTGGATGGCAAGGTTGAACATCTTACGCAGAACTTCGCCAACGCGGTTGGCACGCACCGGTGTGGGCTTGCGCCCTTGCAGTTTACGCGCGCGGTTGTTGGGCTTTGCCTTAGACGGCCGCGCCCTGCCCTCTGCAATCAGGTTCAAAAGCTTTGTCACATCATGTGGCGTGATCTCTGTGACCAGCTTGTTGCCCCAGAGCGGTGCGACCAGCTTGGTCAGGAAGGATTTATGATCGGACGCGCTCAAAGGCGTCAGCGTCGAGGCATGCTCGATCAAATACCGCTCGATCATGTCGTTGAAACGAGGGGCTTCTCGCAACGTGTCGCGTTCTTCCAGAGGATCTGTGCCCTCGTCGATCAGGCGGCGCAGTTCTCGCGCGCGCTCACGAGCAGCAGTGACACTCCATTCTGGCCAGCGCCCGATCGCCATGCGGCGCTGCCGTCCTGCAAAGCGGTAATCCATCACAAAAGACCGCTCGCCCGAGGGCATCACGCGGATGGACAGCCCCCGTATCTCGGTGTCGAAGACCTGGTAGGCTCGATCCTCTTCCGGGATCTGCTCACGCACGGTTTTATCATTTAATCGCAATCGGTTGACCATATTCATACCTCCTTGGTGCGCATGACACAGGCGTAGATGCGCAGGCTTATCAAGCGAAGCATGGGGATCTGGGCGGCATATAGGCGGTGACCGGCGGTGATGCGCCAAAACCCTGCCGGTCATTGAAAACATGGAAAAAAATAAAGGCGGTGTTAATGGCGCTGGGCGAATCTGTGGGCCAGCGGAGTATGTTTCGCCGCCTAAAGCGTGCTCCTCAGGCCATTTTGCTCCCAGACCATGCCCTGATTTTGCAAATTCCGTTTAAAATCAATGACCGGCAAGGGTCCCGACCCCTTGCCGGTTGGGCGAATACCCCTTGAACGCCTGCGAAAGCCCACGAAACACGGCGAAATCTTGTAAATTAGCCAGTTTTGGACGGCTGCGACTCTGTATCGGTCAATTTGCGAGGGTTCTGCGCCGTCCTGCGCCGCAACCTCGACCCGCGCCAAAGCCGCAAAAGCTCAATGATATCAATGACCGGCAGCCATTTGGCGCATCACCGCCGGTCTCTGCCTTTCCGCCACCCTTTCCGCTCTGCGCTTCTGAACTCCTGAACCCTGCCCTCGTCGGGCCAAACTCAGGAGAAACCAGATGCCAGACCTTGGAACTGCCCCCCGATCCAGTAGCCCTCAGCGCCTGATGAGCGGCTGGATCAGCCGCCTCGACCTCGCCCTTGAACTCGGGGTCACCGTCGAAACCCTGCACCGCTGGGAGAAGATCCGTTTCGGCCCGCCCTGTGTTCGCGCCGGTCGGAAGATCTACTATCGCCGAGATGCAGTGCAGGAATGGCTGATGCTGCAGGAAGCCCCTGCGCCACGTCGTGCGGGGTCACGCCGATGAGCCTCCCCCTTCCCTTCCGCAAGCCCAGCGCCCGGGACCGTGTCCGCCATGAGTGGATTGAAGAGCGCCGCCGCGAGGCGCGCATGGTGGTCGCCGATATGGTGCACCATTCCGACTATCTCGTTCGGCTCGCCTGCAATGTGTTGGTCCAGCATGGTGAAACCCCCGAGGAGCGCGAGGATGCCCGCCTCCTGCTTGTCGTCCTCGATGCCAAAACGCCTGGGCGGCTGCCCGCGCCAGATCGGGAGGGCCGCTCATGAAGCGACGCGGAACTCCAGAAGCTGATCTGCAGCGCGCTGTCGTGACCGCGCTGCGCTTTGCTCTCCCCAAGGATGCCATCATTCATCACTGCGCCAACGAGGTAAGGGAGGCAGGCCCGCGGGGAGCCAAGCGACAGGCGATCCTCGTCGGCATGGGCGTCCATCCCGGCTTTGCTGACCTAATCATTCTCTGCGCTGGCCGCGTGCTGTTCCTGGAGCTGAAATCCCTCAAGGGGCGGCTGAGCCCAGCGCAGGAGGCGTTCCGCGACGCAGTGCTGGCGCAGGGCTTCGGCTGGGCGCTGGTCCGCTCGCTTGATGACGCGCTGGGCGCCTTGGCAGACCACGGGTTCACAACGCGTGTTGCCTCCCCAACCGGGAGGGGCGCGCCATGAGCCATGCCGCCACCAACTGGGCCATCCAGCAGAGGGGTTTAAAGCCTGCGACGAAGATCGTCCTCTGGCATCTTTGCGATCGTCACAACCCAGACTTTGGCTGTTTCCCGACACAGGTCCGTCTGGCCGAGGATGCTGAAATGTCGATCTCTTCGCTCAACGATCACCTCAAGAAGCTGGAAGGGCTCGGGCTCATTCAACGCATTCAATGTCAGGATCATCGGACCAAACGCCGCCAAGCCACACGCTATATCTTGGGGTTCGAAATGGTCGACCCACAAGAGCCATCTCCAGAAATCGGAGACGGCCAGCAAGGCATAACCCAAGAAAATGACGCCGAACCGTGTCCGGAATTCGGAGACGGAGCCAACTCCGAATTTGGGGCAGTTCCATTTCCGGAAAATAGCCAAAGCCATCTCCGAAATTCGGAGACTAACCTTGTAAGGGAACCTTTAAGTAAACCAGTAAAGGAGGAGGAGGACGCGCGAGCGCGCGAAACCGCTTTTGATGATTTTTTTGGAAAGCTGCTCGCGGCGCTGGGCGTCGATCCTGACGGGTCGCTTCCTGGCTGGTGGCAAGGCTGGCCACCCCGAGAGCATGTTCGGCGCTGGCAGACTGACCTCGGGCTGAGCGAGGCCGAGATCCTCGAGGCGGCAGAAGCGTCGCGGCAGGAGCATCCTGAGCCACCTGACGGGCCAAAGGCTCTGGATCGCGTCATGCAGCGCACCGCCCAGCGCAAGGCGGATGAAAAATCTCGAGGTCGGCGCAAAACACAGAAGCCAACAAAACCGGAACGCCAGCCGATCTCCGATCTTCCCGCCTTCTACGCCGATTGGGTGAACTCGGAGAAATACCTACCCTCCAGTGCAATCAGCAACAGCATGCGCGACCAGATGCTCGCCCGCGGCCTTGTCACATCACAGCAACTTCGTGAGCGAGGCGTCCAATGAAACACGATCGCAATTTGCACAGGGCGTCACGGCAAGCTGGTCATGGACGCCCGAAGCGCATCATGACAGTGCAGCAGGCGCTGGAATGGGCCTTCCGCACCGAATGTGCACAGCTGGAGCTGCCCGAACCGCCTGATCCGGAGCGTGGCCAGGGATTTGGCTTCGGTCTCGAACACGTGCTTATGCAACGCGCCGCGCTGGGCTGCAAAATCGATGGCGGTCGCTACAAGCTGGGCGATTACACCCACGAGGATGCCGAGGTCATTGCTGCGACTGTTTCTGGAATGCCAGATAGCTTAGGCGGCAAGCGTATGGCCATTCGAGTGGCAGAGCTCGCGCGCGCTGGGCTCACCCCTGATTGGATGCCAGGGGCTGTGCCGCGCTGCTTGCCGGTCGAGATGAAGCGCAATCGGCACGGGGATCATGCAACGACCGTGGTAGTCGGCACCGAGCGTGTGCTGTCGCGCGGCAAGTGGCGGACCGTAGAGGTGCGGGCCTGTCCGGTGATGTTTCGGCCAGATGCAAGGCAGATTGAGGCAGCGAGGCGGGCGTATGACGCCTGGTGGAAGGCGCTGGTTTGGGTTGGAGATGGGCTTATCGCAGGTGGAATGTTGACCGAAGTGCAGGTGACAAACGAGATGCCAAAGGCCAAGCCGTGGGAGTTATGTTAAAGACGGTCAATACGGGTGAGAAACAGAACTTCGTTGCACTGGCACCAATGGCTGCAAAGCGCAGTCACGATTAAGTCCGGGCGCAGCGAACCGATATCCCGCACTGCCTCACCGTTCGGTGCTCCATCTACAATGTTGACATCGTCAGCGCCGACGCTATTATCCTTTCTTGCCTTATGACCGGTGCTCCCTGACCTGGCCTCAGTCGCCTCGTTACAGCCCGGTCTTCTAATTTCTGGATGTAGCCGTATCAACATTGAAGTACCTCAAGCAGCACAAGTCGACCGATGAATGTATCGACATAATGTTGATGAGGGGCATGGAAATTCGTGACCGAGGCCATGCCGAGCGCTCCCTGCACCGCATAGGATACTACCGACTCAGCGCGTTTGGGTATCCGTACCGTGACTTCTGCACGATCCCAGCGGCAAACGGTGAGGAGGACCAGAAAGTTCGATGCGACAAGTTCAAAGTGGGTACGACCTTCGATCATGCGATCAACTTCTATCTCTTCGACAAAGCCTTGCGTATAGAACTTCTGGACGCGATCGAGCGTATCGAGATCGCGGTTAGAACCGCGATGATTGAAGTCCTCGGGGAGCTGGGACCACATGCCCACCGCGACAGGCGCTCATACAAGGATCGCTTCAGCGAAAAGGACGAAGATGAAAGCACGCCTCTCGAGCGTTTCATAGCCGGCCTGGATCAGCACTTCAAAAGCTCGAAAGAGGACTTCGCGAAGCATTTTGCACGAAATTACTTTGGTCCCCCACCGATCTGGATCGAGGCTGGGACATGGACCTGGGGCAACCTGACCCACATTATCGCCCACCTCTCCGACAAAAACAAAATGGCAATCGCGGCGCGCATTCACCCAGACCTCCCCATGAAGACATTCGCTTCATGGATCACAGCGCTCAACGACGTCCGCAACAGCTGCGCACATCACGCCCGGACGTGGAATAAGCCCTTGGTAAACAGCCCAGGCGTCCCCCCGAAAAAGACATTCGGACAGCTTGACCACCTCCGACAGCCCAGGATGGGCGACGATGCGCCCACGAAAAAGATCTACAGCGCGATCGTCATCATGACCTTCATTATGCGGCAGTACTATCCGCGCACCAAGTGGCACATCCGTCTTCGTGACATGATCCTGACCCAAGACCTCCCGTACGAGATCCGCCCGCAGACCGCTGGGTTCCCGGAGAATTGGGAGCAGGAGGCCATCTGGAACTGACGCGCCAACCCTCACCCATCCAAAATTGCTGCACGATGTCTCAAAAGGCCGGTTCGGGGAAGTTACGGCCCAGCGATGGCCAGCCGCATGAATTTCCGAAGAGGGCCGTGTGCGTCCGCCCCCCCCCCCTCCCATGGTTCCTCCTCGGGCCTTTGCGTATACGGGCGTACTCAGCGCGCAAGTTTCCTAGCGTCTGGCCTTTTCACCGGGGAATCCACCTGGAAGCCAGCACGCGGACGACGCGCAAAAACCTGAATCATTATAAAGGGTTACGCTTTCCTGCATCCGTGCAAGTGGATTCCATCGAGGAATCCAGGAAGCCACCTTTGTTGGAATCCACCACACGACTTTAAGAAGCCGTTGATTCAAAACAGAAAACGGATTGACATTTCTAGCCCCCTTGACCTATCAACGAACCATCGAAGAATTGCGCCCAGAGGACACCCTCGTGGGCGCTTTTGTTTTTCCGGCACCGCGATCGCTGACACGCCCATGCATTTGGAGCTGGCTTCAGCATGCCTTGCCTGCAGCCAGTGAGCGTCCCGCCCCATGGATCTTGTCTTTGCACCGCGCCAGATCGAGCTCTGGCCGATCGAGAAGCTGCGCCCTTATGCCAAGAACGCGAAGATCCATGGTGAGGCCCAGGTTGCGAAGATTGCGGCCAGCATGGCGAAGTTCGGCTGGACCGTTCCCTGCTTGGTCGCGGACGACGGCGAGTTGATTGCGGGCCATGGGCGCGTGCTGGCAGCCGGCGCGCTGGGCCTGACCGAGGCCCCTGTCATCAGGCTTGGCCATCTAGATGAAGCGGAGCGTCGCGCCTACCGCATTGCCGATAACAAGCTGACCGAGCTTGGCGAATGGGACGAGGCGATGCTGCGCGACGAGATCGCAGGGCTCTTGGCGGAAGACTTCGACCTCGATCTGCTGGGCTTCTCGGATGAGGATCTGGATGCCCTACTGCAGGATCCAGAGACGGTGGGCGACGATGGGGCCGTAGAGGGCGAGGATGACATCCCGGAGCCGCCGGTTAACCCGGTGTCGGTGGCAGGCGACCTTTGGCAGCTTGGGTCGCACCGGCTGATCTGCGGTGACAGCACCAGCGCCGATGTGGTTGGACGCCTCCTGGGCAGCGTCAGACCGTTGCTGATGGTGACTGACCCACCCTACGGCGTGGAATACGACCCGTCCTGGCGCAACCAGGCAGGAGCTGCAAAAACCAAACGTACCGGCAAGGTGCTGAATGACGACCGCGCTGACTGGCGCGAGGCCTGGTCCCTCTTTCCCGGCGATGTGGCCTATATCTGGCATGGCGCACTTCATGCAGCGACTGTGGCCGACAGCCTGATCGCCGCGGGCTTCGCCATCCGCTCCCAGATCATCTGGGCAAAGGATCGGCTAGTGCTCAGCCGCGGCGATTACCACTGGCAGCACGAGCCCTGCTGGTATGCCGTGCGCGCCAAGGGCAAAGGCCACTGGGCCGGTGATCGCAAACAGACCACGCTCTGGCAAATCGCGAACAAGGACCAAGATGCCGAAACCGTACACGGCACGCAAAAACCGGTCGAATGCATGCGCCGCCCGATCCTGAACAACTCCAGCCCCGGCCAAGCAGTTTTCGAGCCCTTCATGGGATCCGGCACGACGCTCATTGCAGCGGAAACCACGGGGCGCATCTGTTACGGCGTCGAGCTGAACCCCGTTTACGTCGACGTCGCCATCGAGCGCTGGCAGGCCTTCACCGGCGAAGAGGCTGTTCTGGAAGACAGCGGCGAAAGTTTCGCGGCACTCAAATCCAAGAGGTTGGCCGCTTGATGCAGTCGCGGCGCCAATCGCTGATCGAAGCGATCACCAATGTCGTGGTGGGCTATGCGCTGGCGGTGCTGACGCAGATCGTGGTGTTTCCGTGGTTCGGGTTGAAAGTAAGCCTGAACGACAACCTCGCGATCGGCGCGATGTTCGTGATTATCTCGCTTCTGCGCAGCTATGCGCTGCGCCGGCTGTTCGAGCGCTGGCGATGACTGGCGGAATCAGGCCGCGTCCAATTTGTAAACAGTGCCACGCTCAGGGTGTTTCTCGGAAGTGATTGTCAGGCCAAGCTTCTTCTTGAGCGCACCAGAGATTGCACCTCTCGCCGTATGTGCTTGCCAAGATGTCGCTTCAACAATCTCGGTGATCGAGGCACCTTCGGGGCGCTGCAGCATTTCGATCAACATGGCCTGCTTGGTACCTTGCCGGATAGAGACCAGCTTAGGGCCTTCACTTGCGTCTGCGGCCACTTCTGTAGATTTAGCCGCCGGTCGAGCCTTGCGGATAGTGCTGACCGTGCTCGCGACAACCGGATCAATGCCGATGGCATCAAGTCCGGCCTCAGTTGCAATCAAGGTTGTGCCATGACCATCGCCGGTCTCACGCCAGAGCGGTTCGTGACGACGAAGATTGGCATCGACCTCTTCAAGCCAACCGCGCTCGATCATCTTGGTGACGGTCATCTTGGCCGCAGCCCCAGCCAGCCCGTCGGGCAGAGGCATAGCCAAATTGCCAGGGCGGGATGCAGCGCGGGTGAGAATAATGGTTTGTGTATCGGTGAGTTTGGGCATCGTTTGCGCCTTTTCAAAAGGTGTCGTGAAGCAGGTCAGTGGGCATCATCCATCGCGGCAGTGACCGCGAAGTGCTGCACCCAACCGGTTAGGTAAGGCAGCCCAGCAGGGATGCCGTGCTCACGCTCAGTCTGGCGGTCGATGCGCCAGCCCTGCCAGCGGCGGATCGCGGAGCCGATAGCAGCCTCGAGCCCAATACCGCCGCCGGTCATGTTGCCGACGACATCGTCGGCGAAATGCCGACCGATGCGGCTGTCCAGAAAGTCGCGGATGCCAATCATCTCGTCTTCGCTGTCGGCGTGGATGGCTTCGGCGATCAGGCGCGAGGCAAGGCTCCAGACCTCCGAGCTGCGGCGGTCGCGCTGTGGGCAGACGGTCAGGGTGCGGAAGAAGCCGTAATCTTCGTTGCGGCTGGGCAGGATGGGGTGCTTGGTCATGGTGGGATCCTTTTCATGGAGGGTGGCGGGGCGCTTGGCCCCGCCGGTGTACGATCAGGCGGCGCTGAGGGCTTCGAGCGTGGCAATGTGGCGGCGCAGCGTGGCGGCTTCCTCGCGCGCAGCGTCGGCCCAGAAAGCGGCGCGGGCGTCACAAGCAGCTGCAAGGCGCTCGGCATCTGCCTTCGTGAAGCGGTTGACCTTGTGGGCGCTGCCATGGCCCGTGCAGGTGGCGCGGTGTTTCTTGCCCTCAGGCGTCAGCGTGAAGGTCAGGGGTCCAAAGTCGTCGATCACGATCCAGTTGTGCGCGGCGATCATGGCGCAGGCGCTGGGCGCGAGGCGTGCTTCGATCTCTTCAGCGGCGGCGCGGAAGTTGGCGATCAGGGTGGAGGTGGTCATGGCATGGGCCTTTCAGGTGAGTTGCATCGTTTTGGTGCAATAACAATCGCTCTGAAGAGCCGATTAACGTAGCAAAATAGAAGCAATATCATTGCTTTATGATCAGGAACTGTTGCCTGTCGCATCGACCCATGCCTCGTCCTGCCAGACATAGAGATGGGACAGTTCGCAAGTTGGGCGCGGCAGGATGCGGGGCACTCGGGGCGGATCAAAACAGTCCAGCGCATCAGCCCGGACCTGCCGGATTTCGCGGGCGGCGAGGATGTCCTCAGGCGCCCACGCGGCTAGCGCGGGAAGCATGTGCTCGGGGTAGCCATCGTAATGGACATATACATGCGCCCACTCTTCGGGCCCGGTCTGGATAGCGATCTGTGCGCGGGTGCTCATAGGATCGCCCTCACTTCTGCTGCGCAATCAGGGCGAGGAGGACCGCCGCCATGCCGCCCAGGTATTCGCTGCGGCGGAACACGATCTCGTCGATGTGGCCGGCGTTGTCGATCGCGGGGTCAACCGCGAGATCGTCTGCCATGTGCGGCATCAGGCGTTTGGCTTGGGCGTTGTAGCGGGTGGCAAGGGTCATCTGTGTTTCTCCAATCAGGCAATTTGCTTGATGTGAGAATCGCTCGACACCGAAGTGTAATCAACTCAAATATACAGTTTTTTCTGTTTATTTTCAATGTTTTGAGGTCAATCCAACCGCCATGGAAGGTATGTCAGAACGCGCCTATGCCGAGCATGCCAGGATCTCCCGCGGGGCTGTTCAGAAGGCCCGCAAGACCGGTCGCCTAGTGCTCTTCGACGATGGCTCGATCAACGCCGCGGCCTCGGATGTGCGGCGCGGTTCAGCGACCGATCCGGATCAACAGATGCGCTCGCGGGGAGGGCTTGGCGCGAATGGTGAAGGGCCTGTAGTCTCAGGTCCCGGTGACAGCACATCCTATATCAAAGCACGTACGGCGCTGACCGTATATCAGGCGCAAGAGCGCCAGCTTTCGATCCAGAAGAAAAAGGGCGTGCTAATGGATCGCGCGCGGGCCGAGACCTTGGTGTTTCGTCTGGCCCGTCAGGAGCGGGATCTTTGGGTCACCTGGCCCACACGCGTGGCGGCCCTCATGGCCGCACAATTGTCCGCAGACATGGAGAAGGCATCCGGCAAGGCGGTGACGATCGAGACTGCGATCTTGCAGAGGGTGTTGGAAACCCATGTCCGAGAGCAGCTCGATGCCCTGGCCGACCTCAGGGTCTCGCTTGAATGATGAGGAGAACACATCTGATCTGACCGAGGGCCTCGATCTCGCCTTTGACGGCGCCGAGGATATCCTGCGTGCCTGGCGTCGAGGCATGCGGCCTGACCCTGACCTCACAGTCTCCGAATGGGCCGACAAGCATCGCAAGCTGTCCTCGCGCGCCTCTGCTGAACCAGGGCAATACCGAACAGCCCGCACGCCCTATTTGCGCGCCATTATGGATGCGCTGAGCCCCGGCCACCCAGCCCAGCGGATCAGCTTCATGAAGGCCGCCCAGGTCGGCGCAACGGAAGCTGGCAACAACTGGATCGGCTTTGTGATCCATCACGCGCCTGGCCCGATGCTGGCGGTGCTGCCCACAGTGGAAATGGCCAAGCGCACCTCACGGGGCCGCATCGATCCGCTTATCGAAGACAGCCCGGCGCTGAAGGAGCGCGTCCAGCCGGCGCGGTCTAGGGATGCGGGCAATTCGATGCTGTCGAAGGAGTTCCCAGGCGGCATTCTCGTGCTGACCGGTGCTAATTCGGCGACGGGCCTGCGGTCCATGCCGGCCCGATATGTGTTTCTGGATGAGGTCGATGCCTATCCGGCCTCCGCCGACGAGGAAGGCGATCCTGTGAGCCTCGCCGAGGCGCGGACTACGACCTTTGCGCATCGGCGTAAGGTGTTCATGGTCTCGACCCCGACCATCCGGGGGCTCTCGCGCATCGAGCGCGAGTTCGAGGCCAGTGATCAGCGGCGGTATTTCGTGCCGTGTCCGCATTGCGGCCATATGCAATGGCTGCAGTTCGAGCGGCTGCGCTGGGACAAGGGCCGGCCGGAAACAGCGGCCTATGCCTGCGAAGGGTGCGAGCGCCCTATCGCCGAGCACCACAAGACGCAGATGCTCGAGCGCGGCGAATGGCGGGCAACGGCGACCAGTTCCGACCCGAACGCAATCGGGTTTCACCTCTCGGCGCTTTATTCGCCGATCGGCTGGAAAAGCTGGGAGCAGATCGCACGCGACTGGCTGGCGGCCCAGGGTTCAGACGAGATGCTGCGTGCGGCGCGCAACACGCTCCTTGGCGAGACCTGGGTTGAAAGCGGGGACGCGCCGGAATGGCAGCGGCTGGCGGACCGCCGTGAGGCATTCGCCGCGCAGGTGCCCATGGGCGGGTTGTTCCTGACCGCCGGAGCCGATGTGCAGAAGGACCGGATAGAGGTCGATGTCTGGGCTTGGGGCCGTGGCCTCGAAAGCTGGCTCGTCGATCACATCGTCATTCCAGGCGGTCCTGGTGATCCGGCCTGCTGGCAAGCACTGACAGAACTGCTCGGTCAAACCTGGGTGCATGAGAACGGCGCGGTAATGCCTCTGGCCAAGCTGGCAATCGACACTGGGTATGAAACCTCTGCCGTCTACGCCTGGGCACGTGCGCAAGGCATTGCGCAAGTTGCACCTGTGAAAGGTTTGGAGGGGTTCAACCGCGCGACGCCCGTGTCGGGGCCAACCTTTGTCGATGCGACCGTCAATGGTCGGAAACTAAAGCGTGGGGCGCGGCTATGGACGGTGGCCACCGCCACCTTCAAGGCAGAGACCTATCGGTATCTGCGGCTAGAGCGGCTCTCTGATGAAGATCGTGCGCTGGGCATGACCAATCCGGCGGGTATGATCCACCTGCCGGACTGGGCAGACAGCGAATGGCTCAAGCAGCTCGTGGCAGAGCAGCTGGTCACAATCCGCAACCGGCGCGGCTACGCCCGCCAAGAATGGCAAAAGATGCGTGAGCGCAACGAGGCGCTGGACACACGGGTCTATGCCCGGGCGGCCGCGTGGATCCTCGGTGCCGACCGTTTCGACGAACGCATGTGGCGTCAGTTGGAGAAACAGGCCGGCGTGGAGACGGCTGTCCCAGCGCAGGGTGCCGAGCCCGATAAATCGACCGAACCGCAAGCGGGGCGGATCGCATCGCCCCGGCGGCGCGGCTGGAAGATCAGCACGCCAAAATACATGGAATGATGAATGACCCTCGACGAGCTAAAACTCCGCCACAGCGCGCTTTTGGCCGCGCGCTACAGCGGCACGCGGTCGGTCAGCTATGACGGCAAGACCGTAAACTACGGGACCGACGCCGAGCTTGCCGCGGCCATAGGCGATGTCGAACGGCGCATCGCCAAACTCGAGCGCGGCGCTGGGCGTGTGCTACGCCCCTTTGCTGTGAAAGACCTCTGATGAACTGGCGGCAGCGCCTCGGCGCCTTCATCGGCGGGTTTGATGCTGGACAGCAACATCGGCGACTGCGCGGGTTCCAAGCGACCCGCGCGCATGTGAATGCGCTGATCGCCGCCTCGGGGCCTGACATCACCGCTCGCGCCCGCTGGCTCGTGCGCAACAACGGCTATGCCGCGAATGCAGTCGAAAGCTGGGCGGCGAATACCGTGGGCGACGGGATCAAGCCGATCTCGAAACTCGCCGATGCCGCGCGGAAGGAAGAGCTGCAGCGGCTTTGGCTCGCCTGGACCGATGAGGCCGATGCCGAGGGCTTGACGGATTTCTACGGGCTACAGCGCCGGGCGGCGCGCGAGGTGTTTCTGGCGGGTGAGGTCTTTGTTCGTATCCGGCCGCGGCGGGTGGAGGACGGCCTCACGGTTCCGCTCCAACTGCAAATGCTGCCCTCGGAAATGCTGCCACTCCATGAAACCGGCGTGGCGCGCAACGGCAACGCGATCCGCCAAGGGATTGAGTTCGACCGGATTGGACGGCGCGTCGCCTATCACTTCTTCCGCCGTCATCCGGGCGACAGCACCGATCCTGTAATGTCTGGAGAAATTGTCCGCGTGCCCGCCTCGGAGGTGATCCACGTCATCGACCCAGTCGAGGGTGGTCAGCTGCGTGGCGTGTCGAAATTGGCCCCGGCGATCGTGAAGTTGTTCCTTTTGGATCAATACGACGACGCGGAGTTGGACCGGAAAAAGGTCGCCGCGATGTACGCGATGTTCGTGACCTCGCCCGCCCCGGAGAACCCGCTCGCCCCCTTGGACGATGAGGAGATGCCCGCAGGTGTCGAGATCAGCCCGGGCCAGATTGTGCGGCTCGATCCCGGCGAGGATGTCACTGTCGGCCAGCCCGCTGACAGCGGGGCGACGTATGAGCCCTTCCAATACCGGACGCTCCTGCAGATCTCGGCCGCGCTCGGGATCCCCTACCCCTACCTCGCCAATGACATGGTGAAGGGGAACTTCTCGAACTCGCGCCTTGCCCTAATCGAGTTCCGCCGTCGTGTCTCGGCCTGGCAGCATTCAGTCATGGTCTATCAGCTCTGTCGGCCGGTCTATGCGCGCTGGCTGGATCTAGCCGTGCTATCAGGCGCGCTGGCCCTGCCAGGCTATGAGGCCGAGCGCCCGCGCATGCTGGCCGCCGATTGGCTCCCCACGAAATGGGACTGGGTCGATCCGCTCAAAGACGCCAATGCCGAGATCGCCCAGATCGAGGCAGGGCTGAAATCTCGCACCCAGGCCATCGCCGAGCGTGGCTATGACGCCGAACAAGTCGACCGTGAAATCGCCGCTGAACGGGAACGCGAGCGAGCGCTGGGCCTCGACTTCCGCCGTCCGGGCTCGCCCGCGCAGGGCGTACAGGCCCTGCCGGCCGAGGGCGATGGGGCTGAGCCAAACAATGAGACCGATGACGCGGAAGACCGCCCACGCCCTGACGAGGACCAAGCCTGATGCTCCATGCCCGTATTGCCGCGCGCGCCTTCAATACGCCGCTGCTGGTGGAACCCTCCAAGGCCATGGCGTTTCTGTCAGGTCTCGGGCCACGCATCCTCGGGCGCCGGGTGGAACTTCCAGGACCGGATGACGAGAACGAAGGCGCGGCACCCCTGCCCGCCCGCGCCAGTATCCTCGCCGGAAACCTTAGCGAGCGTCTCCGCAATCACGGCGATGCCCCCTATCCAGTCGTTGACGGCATCGCGGTGATCGAGATTTCCGGCGTGCTTATCCACCGCGGTGGCTGGATCGGACAGTCCTCTGGCCAAACCAGTTACGAGGGAATTGCCGCGCAGATCGATGCGGCGGCGCGCGATCCATCCGTGCGCGCGGTGGCGCTTGAGATCGACAGCTTTGGCGGAGAGGTGGCGGGCGTCTTCGACCTGGCTGACCAGATCCGCGCCCTACGCCGTAACAAGCCCGTTTGGGCTTTCGTCGCCGAACATGCCTTCTCTGCAGGCTATGCGCTGGCCTCTCAGGCCGACCGCATCCTGCTGCCGCGCACCGGCGCCGTTGGCAGTATCGGCGTGGTGGTGATGCATGCCGATCTTAGCAGCCAGTTGGATCAGGACGGCGTTCGCGTCACGCTGATCCATTCAGGCCAGCACAAGGTCGATGGCAATCCCTACGAGCCGCTGCCCGAAGCGGTCCGCGATGACATCCAGCGCGAGATCGATGTTTTGCGGTTCCTCTTCGCCGAGACTGTCGCCGTGGGCCGCGCTGGGCGGCTGAGCCAGGACGCAGCGCTGGCGACCGAGGCTGCGACCTTCCGCGGGACGGATGCCATCGCCGCAGGCCTCGCCGATGAGGTGATCGACCTCACCCGTGGCTTTGCCCGCTTTCGCGAAAGCCTGTCTGCCCCATCACCTACCGCGCGGCTGCCCCGCGCCAGTCATCCCCGAGCAAAGGAGGCCGCCATGAGCGCCACAACTGACGCCACTGAGGCAAATACGGAAATCAGAGATGCCGAGGACACCGTGCTGGAGAGCGCGACTGAACAAGATGAGCAGGAAGCTGAACAAAGCGTGCAGGAAGAAGACCCCGCGCCCGTCGCAGCTGCCGCGCCTTTGCCCGCCCCGGCGGCTGCGCAACCCAGCAATCTGGCGGACCTGTCGGCGCAGCTTCGCGAGGCGGCAGCGGAGATCGCCGAGATCGCGGCGCAAGCAGGTCGCCTCGGCATCGCAATCGATGCCGCGAAGGCGCTGCGCGAGGGCACGGCCCCGGAAGCCCTCCGCAAACTGGTCCTTCAGCGCGCCTCTGCAGCCGCAGATGCACGCGACATCGTTGCCGCTCCACCCTCACCCGTTCTCCCCAAATCCGCAGAAAGCCCGATTGTGGCTGCCGCGAAGAAGGCTGCCTCGGCGGGCAGCAGGGGCTGAACCGCTCTCCCCAAAAGCTGCCGCCCACCTGATCCCCCGCCGCTCCTCCCCGGCGGGGGATTTCTTTTTGACCCTCACATCTTCGGAGATTGCCCATGTCCATGCTGACCCAACCGCCCACCATGGGCGATGTCCTCAAATACGAGCTGAACCCCAACTTCACCCGAGAGACCGTCACGCTGCTGGCCGGCACCAGCTACCCCGTTGGCGCTGTGCTGGGCCGCATCACCGCGAGCGGCAAGATGAAACTCAGCACCGCCACAGGCACCGACGGAGCTCAGAACGCGGCCGCTGTCCTGCTTTACGACGTGGATGCAACTGCGGCTGATGTAGCCGGCATCGCCGTCTTGCGCGGCCCAGCCATCGTCTCGAAAGCCGCGCTCGTGTTCGACGCCAGTGTCGATGACGCGGCCAAGACGGCGGCCAAGCACGCCCAGCTGGCAGCGCTCGGCATCATCCCGCGCGACGCTGCCTGATCAGGCGCATCGCCAGTTCTTCCCGTCGCGCTTTCGCGCGTCACCCCTTATTCCCCGGAGTTCCTCATGACCATCACGCGCAACCCGTTTGATGCGGGCGGCTATTCGCTCGCCGAGATGACGCAGGCCATCAACATCCTGCCCAACCTCTACACCCGCCTCGGCCAAATCGGCCTGTTTCGCTTTGAAGGCGTCACGCAACGTTCCATTGTCATCGAACAGCGCGAAGGTGTCCTCAGCCTCCTGCCCTCGGTCCCGCTGGGCGCGCCGGCCACTGTCGGCACCCGCGAGCAGCGCTCGATGCGCAGCTTCGCCCTGCCTTGGATCCCACATGACGATGTGATCCTGCCCGCCGATATCCAGGGCATGCCGGCGCTGGGCCTGTCAGACGCGGCTGATCCGCTGGTCGAAGTGATGAACCGCAAGCTGACGCTGATGCGCCGCAAGCATGCCCAGACCCGCGAATACATGGAGATGAACGCGCTCCGCGGCATCGTGAAGGATGGTGCGGGCACGACCCTCTACAACTACTTCACCGAGTTTGGGCTGGAGATGATCTCGGTCGATTTCGTCTTCGGCACGGCCGGCACCAATGTGCAAGGCAAGGTCCGTACGGTCCTGCGCGGGATCGAGGACAACCTCCTCGGCGAGACGATGACCACGGCGCATGCGCTTGTGAGCTCGGAGTTCTTCGACAAGCTGATCAGCCACCCCAAGACCGAAGAAGCCTACAAGTTCTTCTCGGCGACCGGCGGCCAGCCCCTGCGCGAAGACATGCGCCGGGCCTTCCCGTTCGCAGGCATCCTCTTCGAGGAATACAACGGCTCGGTCACCCTGTCGAATGGCACCTCGGAACGCCTGATCCCCGCGGGCGAAGGCATCGCCTTCCCGCTTGGCACCTTCGACACCTTCACCACCTATGGCGGGCCAGCCAACCTGCTCGAGACCGCCAACACCGTCGGCCTGCCGCTTTACGCGCGGCAGATGATGGACACCAAGGGGCGCTGGATCGATCTCATGACCGAGGCCTCGATCCTGCCGGTCAACAAGCGCCCGCGGCTGGCCATCCGGATCTTCAGCTCTAACTGAGGCCGCTGAGACATGACGGCCTTTGCCCTGGCCCTCGATCTGCTCTTCGCTGATCCGAACCTCGCCCACGAGGCCTGGCATCGTGACAGCGAAGGGCAGTTCACCCGCATCCGCATCATCATGCGGCGCAATGATGATGTGACCGCATTCGGGGCCGCGCGTCTGCTCTCAGAGACCATGCGCTTCGATGTGCGCGTCTCGGAGCTCCCCGCGCCTCGCCCCGATGAGCAGATCCTCATCGGTGACGAAACCTTCCTAATACAGGGCGAGCCGATCCGTGATCGGGAGCGCTTGATCTGGACAATCGAGGCAACGGCCGCGTGAAACTCGACCTCTCCGTGACCGGCGACATTGTCAACGCGATGCGCGCCGAAATTCTCGCTGGCGAAAAGGCCGTGACCACGGCCATGCGCGTTGCAGGCGCTGGTCTCAAATCCGACTGGCGCGCCCAGATCACGCGCGCGCGCCTCGGTCAGCGGCTCGCCAACACGATCAGGTCCAAAACCTATCCTGCGGCGGGCGAAAGCCTGGAAGCGGCCGCGCTCGTCTGGTCAAACGCACCCCAGATCATCGGGGCGCATGACACCGGACCATTGATCCGGTCAAAAGATGGGTTCTGGCTTGCCATCCCAACGCCTGCGGCCGGTAAGGGCAGCCGCGGCAAGGCGCTCACGCCCGGCGAATGGGAAAGGCGGCGCGGTCTGCCCCTGCGCTTTGTCTATCGGCGGAGAGGACCAAGTTTGCTCGTGGCCGACGGGCGGCTGAACAGTCGCGGGCTGGGCGTGGCCTCGCGCTCCAAGACTGGGCGTGGACAGAGCACTGTGCCGATCTTCCTGCTGGTACCACAGGTGAAACTCGCCAAACGGCTTTCGCTGGCGCGGGATGCTGAGCGGGCACAGGCGGCGATACCGGGGCTGATCGTGGCGAATTGGCTCGATGCACGGGCGTCATGAAAGGGCTGGCGGAAGCGGTGGGATTCGAACCCACGGTAGGCTCTCACCTACGCTGGTTTTCAAGACCAGAGCCTTAAACCACTCGGCCACACTTCCTTTTGGTGCCCCCTGCCGGACTCGAACCGGCACGCCCGAAGGCAAAAGATTTTAAGTCTTCAGCGTCTACCATTCCGCCAAGGGGGCTTTGGTAGGCCCGGCAGGACTTGAACCCGCAACCAAAGCGTTATGAGCGCTCTGCTCTAACCAATTGAGCTACAGGCCCGCTATCAGGCTAGATGCCGGATTCTGCGCTGGGAAACAAGTAAATGCCCACCACCCGCGAAACCATCCTGACCGCCCTGGCGGACCTGCTCAGGACGATCCCGCATGTGCCGGTTCTACGCGGAGAAGTTCTACCGGAACGCATCCCGCCTGCAGGTCTCATGATCCTGCGCGACGGCACCCCGGGCGAGCCAGGCGTGACGTTGTCGCCGCTGACCTATCATTTCCAGCATCGCGCCGAACTCGAGATGATCGTGCGATCAGCAACGGATCGGGACGCCCTTTTCGACGCGCTTGTCGCTCAGATCGGCGCGGTGATCACCGCCGATCGGACATTGAGGGGGTTGTGCGACTGGGTCGAGCCGGAGGCTGCTGAACCTGTCGATCTTCCGGTGGAGGGGGCCGCCTCTCTGAAAGCCGGGATCATTCCGATCACCCTTCACTACGCGACCAGTGACGCGCTGGGCTGAGCAGACCAATTCGAGGAGAAACACCATGGCACGAGCCCAAGGGGCGCGGGCGCAGATGGCGCTGGCGTTCGAAACGACCTATGGAACGCCGCCCGCGAGCGGCTACACCAAGATGCCATTTGCCAGCACGACGCTGGGGGCTGAGCAACCGCTGCAGACATCGGAACTGCTGGGCTACGGACGCGATCCGCAGGCCCCAATCAAGGATGCGGTGACGGCCGATGGCGATGTGGTCATCCCGATTGACGCCGAGGCCTTCGGCTTCTGGTTGAAGGCAGCATTTGGGGCACCCACTACCATAGGCGCCGACGCCCCCTATACCCACGAGTTCCGTTCCGGCAGTTGGGCGCTTCCATCATTCTCGGTCGAGACCGGCATGCCCGAGGTACCGCGCTTTGCCATGTATTCCGGCTGCATGGTGGATAGCCTAAACTGGCAGATGGCGCGTTCCGGGCTGCTGACTTCAACGGCCAGCATCGTGGCACAGGGCGAGGCCATCGCCACGACTACGGCGGCGGGAACGCCCGCCAATATCGCGCTGAAACGTTTCGGCCACTTCAACGGCTCGATCACACGGAACGGGGCAAATATCGGCAACGTTGTCTCCACCGACCTGACCTATGCCAACAACCTCGATCGCATCGAGACGATCCGTTCCGATGGAAAAATCGACGGTGCTGATCCGTCCATCGCGGCGCTGACCGGCAATGTCGTTGTCCGATTTGCGGACCAGACGCTCGTGACCCAGGCGATCAACGGCGAGGCCTGTGAGTTGGAGTTCTCCTACACGCTGCCAACGGGCGAGAGCCTGACCGTTACGGCCCACGCTGTTTACCTTCCACGCCCGCGGATCGAGATCTCGGGCCCGCAAGGTGTACAGGCCACCTTTGATTGGCAGGCGGCCAGCGATGCAGTGGTGGGTCGTATGTGCACCGTTACCCTGACCAACGACCGCGAGGTTTACTGACCATGCTGCGCTTGAACCTTTCGAATGAACCCCGCTGGCTCGACCTCGGCCATGGCGTGCGGCTGCTGGTGGAGCCGCTGACCACAGCCATCATGCTCGCCGCACGCAGCGATCCGGCGATTGTCGCAGCTGCCGCTGGAGCTGAAAGCAGCGATTCCAACGACGACCTCGCGCGCATCGTCGCCAAGGCCGTCGCGCGCATCGTAGTGAAGGATTGGGAGGGCGTCGGAGACGAGGACGGCGAGCCAATGGCTATCTCACATGACGGCATCGATGCCCTGCTGGAGCTTTGGCCGATCTTCGAGGCGTTTCAAACGAAATACATCGCGGGCGCGCTGATCCTGGATGCGGAAAAAAACGCCTGACCGCTCTCGCCGACTGGGAGTTCGGCGGGGGCGGTGACTATTGCGCGGTGTGCCCCTCTATGTGCGCGGAATGCCCACGGACCCAGCACAAACCTCTCACCCTGGAAGGCTGGCAGGTCTGGGATCTGGTCCAGCGCCTCGGCGGACAGGTGCGCGCCGTGGGGGGCATGAGCGGCGGCGCTGTCCTCGGCTGGGACATGGGCGCAGCCCTGCAACTCGGCGCAGCCCTCGGGCTCTCGCCCCTCATCATCGCGGAACTCTTGCCACCCATTGAGGCGGTGATGGTGCGCAAGACAAACGAAGAGATCGAACACCGACATGGCTGAGAAAAAAGTCTCCGTCCGCCTCTCCGCGACCGGCGGCCGCCAGGTGCGTGCCGAGCTGGAAGGTGTCGGCGAGGCGGGGGCGCGCGGCATGGGGCGTCTCTCGCACGAGATGGACCAGGCCAATGCGCGCATGGCGGCCTTCGCGCGTCGGGCCCGGATCGCTGCGACTGCTGCTGCCACGGCGCTCGCTGCTGCCGTCGTGTCGATGACCCGCTCGACCGTTGCGGCCGCCAACGAGATCGGCCAGCTCTCCCAGGTTGCCAATGCCAACCCCGAGGTGTTCCAGCGCTGGTCGGCGGCCTCGGCTACGGTGGGGATCGAACAGGAGAAGCTCGCGGATATCCTGAAGGACGTGAATGACCGGGTGGGTGATTTCCTGCAGACGGGCGGCGGCCCGATGGCAGATTTCTTCGAGAACATCGCGCCTCGGGTGGGGGTGACGGCCGACCAGTTCGCACGGCTCTCGGGGCCAGAGGCGCTGCAGCTCTATATCGACAGCCTCGAACGCGCGGGCGTCAGCCAACAGGAGATGACCTTTTATCTCGAGGCGATGGCCTCGGATGCGACCCGGCTGATCCCGCTGCTGCAAAACGGCGGGGCAGAGATGACCCGGCTCGGGGCACAGGCACAGGCGCTTGGCGCAGTGCTGGACGCGGATGCCATCGCTGCCATGCGCCGCTCGGAGCTCGCGCTGGTCAGCATCGGCCAGGTCTTCACCGGCGTTCGCAACCGGATTGCCGTGGCGCTCGCCCCGTCGCTGGAGGCAGTGGCCAATGCGTTTGTCGCCCTTGCGTCCAGCACCAGCCCGATCAGCCGGGCTTTTGACGCGGTGCTGAGCAACCTTGATCGGTTCGCGATCTACGCCGGGACCTTTGCCACCTTCCTCGCAGGCCGCTGGGTGGCCGCCATGGCGGTGGCCGCACTGTCGGTGCGGGGATTGGCAATGACGCTCGTCATCCTTCGCGGGGCGCTCATTCGCACCGGCATCGGTGCTCTCATCGTCGGGGCGGGCGAGCTGGTTTATTGGTTCACGCGGTTGGCCTCCGGCGCGGGCGGCTTCGGCGAGGCCATGGGCCTCTTGAAAGACGTCGCGGTCGAGGTCTGGGACCGGATCAAGATGGGGGCATCAAGCGCTGGGGCTGCGGCCACCGCCATGTTCTACGATCTGAAGGCCGATGCCGCTTCCGGCATGGCTGGGGCCATCGAGAGTGTCGTGGCTTTTGGCAACACCACAGCCAACGCCTTCGAGGGTGCCCTACTGGCTGTCCGCGAGATCTGGTCGCGTCTGCCAGACGTGATCGGGGATCTCGTCTTCTCGGCCGCCAACCGCATGCTCGATGGGATCGAGGCTATGCTGAACGGCGCCATCGCCCGGATCGATGCCTTTACGGGACGCATCCGCGATGCGCTTGCCGCAGTGGGCATCGAGACCACCTTTGGTCAGATCGGTGAAATCAATCTCGGTGACATCCCCAACCCCTTCGCAGGCGCCTCCGCAGATGCCGGAACGGCTGCGGCAGAGGCATTTCGCCGAGCCTTCGAGGACAACCCGCTCACGGCCCCTGACCTTGGTCTTGATGGGATTGCCGCCGAGGCGCTGGCCACTGCGAACACCTACCGTCAGGCGGCAACCGATCTCGCCAATGGCGCGACAGCCCCGCTCACATCCTGGGGCGCGCTTCGTGACGCCGTTGCGGGCACCGGCGAAGAAGGCGCGGCGGCGCTGGATGAGGCGACTGTCTCAGCAGATCGGCTGTCGGATGCCATGGGGCGCGCGGGAGGGGCTGCGGGCAGCGCCGGGGATCGGATCGCCACCGGTTGGCGTGCAGTCTCGGAGTCCCTTCAAGCCTATGCCGCAGATGCGCTGAACTGGGGCAAAGGCCTCGGTGAAACCCTGACCGGCGCTTTCAGTGGCGCGGAAAGCGCGTTCCGAAGCTTCGTCGAGACCGGCAAGTTCGACTTCAAGGGCCTCGTTCGCTCGATCCTGGCGGACCTTGCAGTTCTGTCCTTCAAGCGTGCGGTGCTGGGGCCCATCGCCTCGGCGCTCTCCGGCATCTTTGGCGGCGGGTCCGTTGCGGCGGCCGTCTCGCATGCGGGTGGTATTGTCGGACTGTCCGGACATAGCCGCTCGGTGCCAGCATTGGCCTTCGCTGCTGCGCCGCGGATGCACTCCGGCGGTTGGGCAGGTCTCCGCCCCGACGAAGTCCCGACGATCCTGCAGCGTGGGGAACGGGTGCTGAACCGCCGCGAGGCGGCGAGCTACGGCCGAGTCAGTGCTGACACAGGCGTGACCGTGAACATCGACGCGCGCGGGGCGCAGATGGGTGTGGCCGAGCAGATCGACGCGCGCCTTCGCGCTGCGATCCCGGAGATCGCCCGCATAGCGAAAGAAAGCGTGGCCGATGGGCGGCGGCGGGGTCAGGTGATCTGAGATGGCCATTCCTGTCTTGCCCCTGACGCTCGTGTCCTCGCTCGAGCGGCGCTTGGTGACATCTGTGGCCGAGGCGCGCTCGCCGTTCACCGGCACATCCCAGATCCAGGACTGGGGTGCGTCGTGGTGGGAATACCAGATCGAGATGGCGGTGACCCAAGGGGCTAAGGCCCGTCGGCTTTCTGCCTTCTTCACCGCCCTTGGTGGATTGCGCGGCCGGTTCCTCTTCCCCGATCCCTCGATCGAGGTGCCGGTGGCGGCGGGCAATCCTTACGTGACCGAGGCGCAAGCTGCGGGAGCCTCCACCCTGCGCACGGCTGGTTGGGGACTTGGCCTTCGCGCGGGGGATTTCTTCCAGTTGGGCGGAGATGCCACCACACGGCTTTATCAGCTAACGGCGGATGTGGTGCCCGTGGGCAGCGAGGCGACGCTCACCCTCGTGCCGCCGCTTCGGGCTTCCGTGCCGGTCGGCACGCTGCTCGGCCTCGATGCCCCGTCGGTTCTGTTGCGGCTGACGGCACCCGTCCCCTCGGTCATCGGCCGAGCGGATCAGCATCGCTTCACGATCTCGGCACGGGAGGCGCTCTGATGAGCCGCGATCTCACCGTCGCCTTCGCCACGGCATTGGCCGATCAAAGCCTCAGGCCCGTCATCTTCTTCGAGGGTCAGTTCGCCACGGGCTGGGTCCGGATCTGGTCGGGATTGGGAGAGGTCAGTTGGAACGGCCAGGCTTGGGCGGGGGCTGGGTCTTTGCTCGGGCTCGGGGCCATCGACGAAACCGGAGAGGTCGTGGCCGGCGGCACGGCCGTCTCGCTTTCCGGCGTGCCACTGGATCTCGTGCAGATGGCGATCGATGAAGCGCGTCAGGGCCTGCCGGGCAGGATCTGGCTGGGGCTTCTGGCCGAGGATGGCAGCATCATCGCCGATCCGGTTCAGGCCTTCTCGGGCCGGCTCGATGTGCCAGAAATCAAGGACGATGCCGATACCTGTACGATCACCATTAGCTATGAAAGCCGTCTGATCGATCTCACCGTGGCGCGGACCTGGCGCTACACCCATGAAAGCCAGCAGGTGCTGTTCCCGGGCGATCTCGGGTTCGAATACGTCACCGCGATCCAGGATCGCGAAATTACCTGGGGGCGCGGATGATGCTCCCCCGCGTTCACCACTGGGAACGCCTGCTTGCAGCAGCGATCGATACCGCCCGCGCGCGTCCTTTCGTTTGGGGCGTGCATGACTGCCCGACCTTTGCCTTCGAGACGCGCATGATCCTGACCGGCGGTGAGGATGTCGCGTCCCTCTGGCGCGGGCGCTACACCACAGCGCTCGGCGGCGAGCGGGTAATGCGCCGCTTGGGCTGGGCCTCGCTCGAGGAGATGGGTCGAGCTCTTTTGGGTGAGCCACGCTCGGCCGTTCTTTTGGCTGGGCGCGGCGATATCGTTTTGGCCGATACCGGCCTCGGCTTTGGCGTCTGTACCGGGGCCCAAGCGGTTGGCATGGCACCTGAAGGCCTCGTGACCGTACCGCTGCCCTCCTGCCGGCTTGCCTGGCCCATCTGAACCCGGACCCGTTTCATGCCCTTCATCGTGACAGCCGTCACCGCGATCGCGGGGGCGATCAGCGGCGTTTTGGCTGCAGGCGGGATTGGCGCAGCCCTTCTGCGCATCGGCGGCACGCTGCTTCTATCCTACGCGGCGCAGGCATTGATGCCGAAACCGCAGACAACGATGCAGCCGCGGACGGTCACGATCCGCGAGCCGGTGGTGCCGCGCGACCTCGTCTACGGCCGCACCCGCAAAGGTGGGGTGATCGTCTTCCTGCACTCCTCGGGGTCGGACAATAAGTTCCTCGATCTGGTCATCGTGCTGGCCACGCATCGGGTCAAATCGATTGGGGCCATCTATTTCGAAGGCGAAGTGGCGATAAATGCCGCCGGGACCGCGCAGGGCCGCTGGGCCGGAAAGGTTGTCGTCGAGAAGAAACTGGGCGCCGCCAATCAGACCGCATTCGCGGGCCTCAAGGCAGCGTTGCCGGACAAATGGACCGAGAACCACCGGCTGCGCGGCTGTGCCGCGATCCGGTTGCGCCTCACCTATGACCAGGACGCCTTCCCGGGCGGGATCCCGAACATCACGGTCGATCTCGAGGGTAAGGACGACATCTGGGACCCTCGAACACAAACGGCAGGTTACTCAGAAAACCCCGCCCTCTGCCTAGCAGATTACATGGCCAATCCGACTTGGGGCATTGGCGCGCGCATCGGCCAGCCCGACGGGATTGACGAGATGTCCTTGGTCGAGGCCGCGAACATCTGCGATGAGACCGTCCCGCTGGCCGGTGGTGGGTCTGAGCCGCGCTATGCCTGCAACGGCGTGATCACCCTCTCCGAGGTCCCGAAGACCATCATCGAGGGGATGCTGTCGTCCTTCGCCGGTCGCTGCGCTTTCTCGGGTGGATCCTGGCGTATCCACGCGGGCGCGTGGCGCGCGCCTGATGTGGCGCTCACCTCCGACCATGTCCGCGAGGGCGGGCTCACCCTTGCGACGCGTGTGACGATGTCGTCCAACTTCAACGGCGTGCGCGGGCAGTTCGTCAGTCCCGAAAACGACTGGCAGCCTGACGACTTCCCGGCCTATGCCTCGGATGTCTACCTCGCCGAGGATGGGGGCGAACAGAAATGGCGCGACATCTCGCTGCCGTTCACGATCTCGGCGTCTATGGCGCAGCGGCTGGCCAAGATTGAGCTCGAACGCGCGCGTCGGCAGATGACGGTGCGGCTGTCGGGCAAGCTCTCAGCCTGGGCAGCCACAGTGGGCGATGTGGTGACGCTCTCCTATGCCCGCTGGGGCTTTGCCGCCAAACCCTTCGAGGTGCATGGGGTGAGCCTCGATTTGACGGCATCGGGCGATGGCGCGCTGCTCCTCCCAGAGCTGGTCCTGCGCGAGACCTCGCCCTTGGTCTATGACTGGTCGGCATCCGAGCAGCAGATCTACGCCGCCGCCCCGCGCACGGCGCTGCCCAATGCGTATGACATCCCGGCCCCCGGCGCGCCGCAGGTCACCGAGGACCTCTATGTCACTCGAGACGGCGGCGGGCTGAAGGTTCTGGCACGCATTGCGTGGGAGGCAGCACCGTCTGGGTTTGTCGCGGCCTATCAGCTGCAGGGCAAACTTTCTGGCGGGGCCGACTGGATCGACTATGGCCGCACCGACGGAACTGCGCTTGAAATTCGCGACATCGCACCGGGGGCTTGGGCTTTCCGGGTAAAAGCGATCTCGGTTCTGGGCGTCTCCTCGCCCTGGCAGGAAACACAAGCCGAAATCCTCGGGCTCACCGCCCCTCCGGCCCAACTCGAGAATGTGACCCTGCAAACGGCAGGTGGCCTTGCGATCCTGAAGTGGACGCGTTCGGCCGATCCCGACGTCCGCGTGGGCGGCAACATCGTGATCCGGCACTCAAAGGAAGCGACGGCAACCTGGGCCGACAGCTATTCGATGGACCGGGTCTCGGGCGGCGAGGCCATCGCCGTCGTACCGCTGAAACCCGGCACGTATCTGGTGCGGGCTGAAGACAGCGGCGGGCGCGCTGGCCCCGAAACACGCGTCTCGACCAAGGGCGCGCAGGTGCTGGCCTTCTCGACCTTAGACTTCCTGCAGGCCGATCCCGGCTTTGTCGGTCCAAAATCTGGGCTACAGGTTACGGGTTCGACCCTGACGCTCGCTACAGCGACGGCAAATGGCGTGACGCAGGTCAGCACGATGGAGGGGCAATACGGCTTTGCCGCCGGGCTCGATCTCGGCGCGGTGAAACGTGTCCGCCTCCGATCCGAAATCGGCGTGGCGGCGCTCGCGCTCAATGACCGGATCGATGCGCGAACGGCACTCATGGACACATGGGCCGACTTTGACGGATCGGCTGGGGCAGAGATCGACGTGCTATTCGAGATCCGCGAGACCGATGACGATCCAGCGGGTGCCCCCGTTTGGGGTCCTTGGGGTCGCCTAGACAACCACGAAATCGAGGCCCGCGCGGTGGAAGCGCGGGCGCATCTCACGACGAAGGACGCGTCCTACACGCCCATCGTCAGCCAATTACGGCTCTATGCCGATGAGGTCGCGTGAACGCGCTTTGCGCCCCTCAGGCACACGCATTCGCTGCCTCTCGGCTGCGCTTTGAGCGCGAATGCCTGCACGCCTTTTTGATTGAGAACGGAAAACGCTGAAATGCCCCAGACATCCAGCTTTGTGATCGCGAACGACGCGGGCGCAGCCGTTCGGGCGCGGATCAACGAGGTGATCGCCGCCCTGCAATCGACGAGCGCAGGGGCCTCGGCGCCAACAGCGACGACGGCAGGTATGCTCTGGGTCGACACCTCGGTCTCTCCGCCGGTTCTGCGCCGCCGGAACGCCACGAACACGGGCTGGGATGCGTTGCTGGATGCGGCAGGCAATCTGGCGGGGCTCGCGAACACGGCCGTAGCTCGCACCAACCTTGGGCTCGGCACAATGGCCACGAAATCCGCAGCCGATTATGACGCGGCGATCGCGGCAAAAGCGGCACTGTCCGGAGCAACCTTCACCGGCGTCGTCACGGCCCCGAACTTTGTCTCCTCGTCAGATGCGCGGTTGAAGTCCGAGATCGAGACCATCGCCGATGCGCTGGCTCTGGTCTCCGCCATGCGCGGGGTGCGCTTCACCATGGATGGAAGCCGCCAGATCGGCGTCATCGCTCAGGAGGTCGAGACCGTGCTGCCCGAAGTCGTCAGAGACAACGAGGCGGGCCAGCTCTCCGTCGCCTACGGCAATATCACCGGCCTTTTGATCGAGGCCGTCAAGGAACTGGCCGCCCGTGTGGCGGCGCTTGAGGAGGCACGCCCATGAATGACGGTGGGTTCATCGACATGATCAACTCGTTCTTCGGCGGGGCGGTTACCACGCTGATTGGTGCCTTCACCGGACGGCTGATGTGGCATTCGGGGGAGGTAAAGCTCGGCAACCGCCGCTTCTTCGGCAAGGAACTCCTCTGGGAAATCCCCGTCGCCGTCGGCATGGCGCTGATCGGGGAGGCGGCGGCGCGTTACATCGGCCTATCACAGCCGGTCTCGACCGGGTTCGTGGCAACTCTCGCTTATCTGGGCCCGCGTGGGGCGGAAGCTCTGCTGGCGGCCTGGCTCTGCCGCAAGAAATAACCCGCCCACCACTTACGGAAATCCTACGCGCCGCCCCGTCTGGGGCGGCGTTTTGCATTGCATGGGAGAGAACCATGACACCATTCGACATCGCCCGCAGCTACATCGGCACAACCGAGGGGCCGGGGCCCGCCGACAATCCCGTCATCATGGAGATGTATGCCTCGGTGGGGCACGACTGGGTCGAACACGACTCTGTGGCCTGGTGCGCGGCCTTCGTCGGACATTGCCTCGAGAAGGCCGGGATCAAATCCACCCGCAAGCTGACGGCGCGCTCCTATCTCGACTGGGGCATCCCGATCGAGGTGGCAGACGCCCAGCAGGGCGACATCGGTGTGATCCCGCGCGGCTCCTCCAGCTGGCAGGGCCATGTGTTCTTTATCGACCGGATCGAGGGCGCTTGGGTTTGGGGCCTTGGCGGCAACCAGGACGACGCCGTCAATGTGAAGCGCTACCCGGTCTCAAAGCTCCTCGGGGTACGGCGCGCGGGCAATGTCGCGCCAAGCGTGACGATGTCCGTCGAGGAGGTGCAAGGACGTCTAAAGGAACTCGGCTATCACGAGGTGGGTCAGATCGATGGAAAGATCGGGCCGCGCACCCGCGCTGCCATCCTGGCCTTTCGGCAGGACAACGACCTGGCCCTCGTGCCCATCATCGACGTTGCGCTGACCGAAGCGCTGGAAGATGCCACGCCTCGGGAGATCACACCCGATAGGGCTTCTGGTGCGCCCGCGGAAAGCCGGATCGTAACAGCCTCCAATGCGCAGATCGGTCTCGGTGTCATTGGTGCAGCGGGCTCGATCGGCAGTCAGATTGCCCCTGCGCTTATGGAGGCAGAAGAGGTCCGAGACATGGCCGGGCGCGTCTTGACGCTAATCGGGCTGGAGAACGCGCTTTCCAATGTCCTGCCATGGATCGGCGCGGCGGTGTTCATTGGCGTGGTGATCTATGCCCTACGCGCCAAGGCGGCCCGGATCGACGACCATCGCACGGGGAAAACGCCATGACCTGGGTCTTGATCGTTGTCTCCTGCATCGCGGGCGACAGCCTGCCTGACTGCGGCAGTGGGATCAGCCCAGTTCGCTTTCCTGACTTTATCGCCTGCGAAGATGCCGCTGTCCGTACGTATGAACACATGCGGGCCGGCGCCGATGCGCGCGGGCAAACCGTGCTGCTGCTCGATACGCGCTGTTTGGCCCTCTCACCGGGGGCACCCGCATGATTGCCATCCTGACCACGCTGTTCTCCGGCCTTGGTCGACGCTTTGCCTATTGGGGCGCGATTGTTGCGGCAGTTGGCGTCGCCATCTGGCTCCTGATCCGCCAGGGCAAGCACGCCGCAGAGGCCGACCTCGCCATCCGCCGCGCCGATGCCCGTGTCCGCGCGCTGCAAAAGTCCAAGGACATCCGTCATGACCTTCAAAACACTGATCGTACTGATCTTGAGCGTCGGGCTGACCGCTGGATGCGCGATTGACCCGCGAGTTTTGCGGGACGATTGCGATTGGGCCGAGCCTATTCGCCCCTCGCGCCAGGACCTGATGAGCGACGGCACTCTGGCCCAGATCGTTGCCCATAACGAAGTCGGCGCGCGGCTCTGCGGGTGGCAACCATGACGGTGGCCACTTTGAGCGAGGGCCCGGCCATTCTCATCGGCTACGCTTGGCGTCTGCAGATTGAGGCCGAGGCATCGGTTTTTGCGGACGGTGCAAGCTATACCGGTCATCTGCGCATCAAACCCAGTGATCCAGCGCTGCTGGCAGAACTGTCCAGCGCCAATGGCGGGATACAGCACGTCACTGAGACTGTGCTGGAACTGTCTTTGACACCGTCCCAAACCGCGGTGCTCCCACCTGGGCGCGTGGTGTTGGATTTGGTGCGCACCGATCTCGAGCCAGACCTACACTTGGGCTTCCTTCTCGAAATCCCCGTGATGATGCCGGTGACGCGAGGGCTAAGCCCATGAGCGCAACAACGCTGCAAACGGGCCCGATCACCATCACAGCGCCGATCAAGGTGCGCGTTGTCTCCGGGCCTTTCCGCATACGCCTCGGCGGCCAGCCAGGTCCGCAGGGCGCGACAGGCCCACAAGGCGACAAGGGCGATCAAGGTGATCCGGGCATCACGATCCTGCCCACTGATACACCCATCAACGGAGGCTTCTTCTGATGGCCAATACCATCCAACTCAAACGCCGTGTCTCGGGCGTGGCGGGTGCGCCCGCTGCACTAAAATCCGGCGAGCTTGCCCATAACGAGGTCGACAATACGGTCTATGTCGGAAAGGGCGATGACGGCAACGGCAATGCGACCTCCATCGTCCCCATAGCAGGGAGTGGTGGCTTTCTGGCGCTGGTGGGCACGCAGACAGTTGGTGGGGCCAAAACCTTCTCTCTCGTGCCAAAATCTGGACAAGATGCCAGCGGCGGGACCGACCTTGTTCGCAAGTCGCAGGTAGACAGTCTGCTATCGGCGAAAGCGCCCTTGGCGTCACCCACCTTCACGGGATCACCCACGGCGCCGACGGCGGTCGCGGGCACGAACTCGACGCAGATTGCAACGACGGCCTTCGTCAATGACGCCATTGCCGGCTTTGGCGCCGGCGACATGGCAAAATCCACCTATGACACGGACAATGATGGCAAGGTGGATGCCGCGGAAATTGCAGATGCCGTTCCTTGGTCTGGGATCACGGGCAAGCCCACAAGCTTCACGCCCTCCAGCCACAGCCATTCGATCGCGCAAGTCACGGGACTCCAGACGGCGCTGGATGCAAAGGCCGCTCACGCATCACCTGCCCTTACAGGTTCGCCGACGGCCCCCACGGCAACGGCCGGTACGAACACAACGCAGATTGCGACAACAGCCTTTGTGGCTGCCGCCATCGGTGCGCTTATTGATGCCGCGCCCGGAGCGATGGACACGCTGAACGAATTGGCGGCCGCGCTGGGCGATGATCCCAACTTTGCGACCACGGTCACGAACGCGCTGGCGGGCAAGCTATCGGCAGCCTCGAACCTCTCAGACCTACCGAACAAGACAACATCGCGGTCGAACCTCGGACTGGGGTCCATGGCCACGCAAGCCTCCAGCAATGTCGCGATCACCGGTGGGTCGATCAACGGGATCACCCTTGACGGTGGGACATTCTGATCATGGCAAATACCGTTCTGGTAAAACGAACGACCGTGGCCGGCCGGGTACCCAGCACGGCGCAACTCGCTGCCGGAGAACTCGCCGTAAATGTTACTGACGGAAAGCTCTTCCTGAAACGTGTCTCCGGCGCCGAAACCGTGATCGAACTCGGACAGACTGGACCGCAAGGCCCCACCGGACCGGCCGGTCCCCAAGGTGCGACCGGGCCAACAGGACCAAAGGGGGATACTGGCGCGACAGGTGCAACGGGTCCGCAGGGCTCAACGGGTGCCACGGGTCCAACGCCGGCGCATCAATGGTCTGGTACGAGCCTTCGGTTCAATACCGGCACCGCCTGGGGCACTTACGTCAATCTCAAGGGTGCAATTGGTGCCACAGGGGCAACCGGTGCAACTGGGCCTCAGGGCGACACCGGCCCAACTGGACCGCAAGGTCCAGCAGGTCCGACCGGGGCAACAGGCCCAAAAGGTGACACAGGCGCGACCGGTCCGCAGGGTCAGACAGGGCCAACAGGACCAACGCCTGCCCATCAGTGGTCCGGAACCAGCCTTCGCTTTTTCAACGGATCGACCTGGGGTGCTTACGTCAACCTGAAAGGCTCAACCGGTGCGACAGGGGCAACAGGTGCGACGGGACCTGCAGGTCCCACGGGTGCCACCGGGGCTACGGGTCCACAAGGCCCCGCAGGGGCGGATGGGTCTCCCGACACGGCCGCGCAGGTCCGCGCCAAGCTGGTGACCGTGGATGGGTCTGGCTCTGGCATTGATGCCGACCTTCTCGATGGCAACCACGCCAGCGCCTTTGCCCGCCTGTCGGGAGCGACCTTCAGCGGTGCCGTGACCGCCCCGAACTTCGTCTCCTCCTCAGACGCGCGCCTCAAATCCGACATCGCCCCGATCCACGCGGCGCTGGCCAAAGTGCAGGCGCTGAGCGGCGTCACCTTTTCCATGGCGGGCAGTGATGCACGGCAGATGGGCCTCATTGCCCAGGACGTGCAGGCGGTCGCACCGGAAGCGGTTGTCGAGACGGAGGGAGTGCTGCGCCTCGCTTATGGCAATCTCGTCGGCCTCCTTGTCGAGGCCATCAAAGACCTCGCCCAAGAGGTCGATCAGCTGAAAAGGAGCGCGCC